GGAGGCCGAGCTGGTGCGGGCACGGGCTAGCAGCGCGCTGATGGGATTCATTACCAGTCCCGAGGGTGAGCTGACGGCGGATGAGATGTATGAAGGCGAGCGCGTGAGCGAGTTCTCTCCTGGGGTCTTCAAGTACCTCGATCCCGGGCAAAGCGTGACGGTGCCGGACATGAACGCACCGGATGGTCAGCTCGAGCCATTCACCCGGTCGATGCTGCGTGCTGTGGCTGCTGGCCTGGGCGTTTCGTTTGAGAGCATCAGCAAGAACTTCTCAGAGAGCAACTACAGCAGCAGCCGGCTAAGTCTGCTCGAGGAGCGCGATGCGTATCGCGTGCTGCAGCGGTACATGATCGAGAACTTCCACCAACCGGTATTCAACGCATGGCTGGAGATGGCGGTGCTGAGCGGTGCGGTGAACCTGCCTGGGTATGAGACCAACCCTGATCGCTATCGCGCTAGCAAGTGGATCCCTCGGAGCTGGGAGTGGGTGGATCCGCAGAAGGAAGTGGATGCGTACAAGACTGCCGTGCGCTGCGGCTTCAAGACTCTGACGCAGGTCATCGCCGAGCAGGGCGGTGATCTCGACGATGTGATGCTCACCCGTCAGAGCGAGCTGGCCATGCTCGATGAGTTCAACATCATCACGGACACCGATCCGAGCGAGGTGACCGAGGGCGGTGCGGTGCAGGCTGCAAGGCCAATGGGCACCGAGGCACCGTTCGAGGAGACCGAAGCGGTGATCGAGGAGGAGGAGGATTATCCCGAGGAGGAAGGGACTGAAGATCTGACGGAAGACCTACAGGAATAGGAATCCCGATGGCCGATAGAATCAAGGCAATACAAGAAAGAAGCGCCGTGGACTCAGAGCGCCCCTATCCGAATGAACATGCTGCTCGGCTGACCGATCCCGAGCAATATGATTCGTTGCGTCGAGAGAACGATGCGGGCGGCTCAGGCATTGATTTCATCTACGGGATCAAGGAAGGCGTGAGCGAAATCCAAGCCATCCGGTTCCGTAGCTCGCAGTTCACGCCGGCTGAGGCGCGTGAGTGGTTGGCCGAGAATGACTTCGATCCGATCATGTTCGAGGAAGCTACGGGCGATGGTGAAGCCGATCGTGCTGCACCGGGCGAGTTGAGCGAGGGCGACTTTGTGCAGTGGGATTCGAGCGGTGGCACTGCCCGTGGCCGGATCGAGCATGTGATGCGTGAGGGCACGCTGGGCGTACCCGACACCGAGTTCAGCATCGATGCCAGCGCTGAGGATCCTGCTGCATTGATTCGGATCTATAGCGAAGGCGATGAAGGCTGGGAGGCGACTGAGACGCTGGTCGGCCATAAGTTCTCGACGCTTACCAAGATCGCGGCACTGCGGAGCCTGACGGGCAAATATCAGCGTGCAGAGCTGACCAGCTTTGATGAGGTGGAGGAGCGGACCTTCGAGTTCCCCTTCAGCTCGGAGTATCCGGTGGCTCGGTATTTCGGCAATGAAATCCTGAGCCACGAAAGCAAGGCGGCTGATCTCAGTCGCCTGAACGATGGCGCTCCGCTGTTGTTCAACCACAACCCTGATCGCGTGATCGGTGTTGTGGAGCGCGCGTATATCGACGGCAATAAGCGCCGAGGATATGCGCGTGTGCGGTTTAGCCGCAACCCATTCGCTCAAGAGATCTTGAGTGATGTGAAGGATGGCGTTCTTCGGAATGTCTCCTTCGGCTACTCCATCGACAAAATGGAGGAGCGTGGCAGTGGCGACTTTGTTGCTACTGCTTGGTCTCCTTACGAGATCAGCGTTGTCTCGGTGCCAGCTGACCCTGGCGTCGGGATAGGCCGATCGCTTGAGGATGACAATGCTGCTTCGGCAGCACCAACACCCGATCCCATTCCTTCAATGGAAAACACCACCCCCGATCTGGCCGTGGTGCGTGCCGAAGCCGCTGAGGCTGAGCGCGCCCGCATCTCGGACATCACCTCCCTGTGCACCAAGCACGGCATGGAGGACCTTGGCCGGCAGATGGTCGAGTCTGGTCGTTCAATCGACGAGGCTCGTGCTGCTGTCCTCGACAAGCTCAACATTCCCCAGGAGACCGTGACCATGCAGGCCGCCGACATTGGCCTCAGCGAGAAGGAGAGCCGCAGTTTCTCCTTCCTGCGTGCCATCAACTATCTTTCCAACCCGACCGACCGCTCTGCCCGTGAGGCTGCTGCGTTCGAGATCGAGGCCTCTGAAGCTGCTGCTGCCAAGCTCGGCCGTCAGTCCCGTGGCATCACCATCCCCCAGGATGTGCTGCGCCGTGACCTGAACGTCGGCACCGCTTCCGCCGGCGGCAACCTGGTTGCTACCGATCTGGATGCCGGTTCGTTCATCGACCTGCTCCGTAACGCTTCCGCCCTGGATCAAGCTGGCGCCACCGTGCTGACCGGCCTGACCGGCAACGTGGCTATCCCCCGCCAGTCCGGCGCTGCTACCGCTTACTGGGTGGCCGAGTCCGGTTCTCCCACCGAGTCCCAGCAGACCGTCGATCAGGTGAGCCTGGTGCCCCGCACCGTGGCTGCCTATACCGACTTCAGCCGTCGCCTGATGATCCAGTCCTCCATCGACGTGGAGAACATGGTGCGCAGCGACCTGGCCAGCGTGATCGCTCTCAAGATCGACGCCGCCGGCCTGTATGGCACTGGCTCCAACAGCGAGCCCCTGGGTCTGAAGAACACCACCGGCATCGGCACCGAGGACTTCGCTGCTGCTGCTCCTACCTTCGCTGAGGTGGTGGCACTGGAGAGCGACGTGGCTACTGCCAACGCTCTGCTCGGTACGCCTGTGTACCTGATGAACGCTGCTATGCGCGGCAACCTCAAGACCACGAAGAAGGACGCCGGCTCCGGCATCTTCATCATGGAAAACGGCGAGGTGAACGGCTATCGCGGTGTGCTGTCCAACCAAGTGGCTTCTGGCGATCTGTGGTTCGGCAACTTCGCCGACCTGATCATCGGCTACTTCTCTGGCCTCGACCTGATGGTGGACCCCTACACCCACAGCACCAGCGGCACCGTCCGCGTTGTGGCGATGCAGGACTGCGACATCGCAATCCGCCATCCTGAGTCCTTCAGCCGCGGCAACGACACCCTCTGATCATGTTGATCAAGGTCCTACGGCAAACAATGCTGGCAGGCCAGGTGATCCGTCTCGGGGAAGTCCATGAGGCTTCCCCCTCGGACGCCAAGCTGTTGATCGGCATTGGCAAAGCTGTTGCGGTCGCCGACAAGGTGGCCGATTTGGTTGAGGAAATTGCTCAACCAGCACCTAAACCATCTACCCCTCGACGGAGGGCTAAATCATGACCATCCACAATCTTGGCTCGAAGACCACGGTCTTGGGTCTGCTCCGCAACGACGTTGTGGCTGCTACCACGACCAGCTCTGCCGTTGATCTGCAGGGCTACGAGGGCGACATTGCTGTGCTGCTGGACGCCGAAGCCGGCGGTGCTGGCATCACCTATGCCGTCAAGCTGACCCATTCCGACACCTCCGGCGGTTCCTATACCGACGTGACTGGTGGCGGCTTCACCACCACCACCGCAAACACTGCTTCGCTGCAGAAACTGTTTGTGAACGTCACCGACATCAAGCGCTTTGTGAAGGTCTCCGTGACCGTTGCAGGCGGCTCTGGTACTGGCGCCGTTGCTGTGATCGGCCTTGCTTCTGCGAAGTACGTCTGATTATGGCGATCACGGAGGATCTGGACATCTTCCTGGCGGACTTTGGCGTCAGCTGCACGGCTGGCGCCACTACCGCTAACGGGATCCTGGATATGCCCAGCCAGGTGATCAGCGATGGGATGGTGCTCACCACCGACTACACGTTGACCGCCAGAACCTCCGCATTTGGCAGTCTCATCCGCGGTGATTCAATCACTGTTGATGGGGCTGCCTATACCGTCCGCGAGACGATGTTGATTGACGACGGCAAGTTCATTCAGCTCGGGATACAGAAGACATGAGCGGTCCCTTCAAGGTCAACACACGAAGCCAGTGGGCAGCGCAGAATCCTGTGCTGATGGCAGGAGAGCCTGGCCTTGAAAGTCAGACCGGCAACCTAAAGATTGGTGACGGCAGGACAGCGTGGAACACGCTGCCGTATTTCAGCAGTCCTGCGAACTGGGCATCGTTCTGGGATACAACGTCGCAGACGGCGACAGCGAACACGCCAACGACGATCCTGCTGCGCAAGAACGATCTAGACAACCGTGGCATCAATGTGATCTCCAATAGCCGGATCACGGTTGACCATCCGGGGATCTACAGCTTCACGTTCTCGATCCAGTTCAGCAATTCCGACGCGCAGATCCACGACATCAACGTGTGGCTCCGCAAGAACGACAGCGGCGCAAGTGGCGACGTGATTGACAGCGATAGCAAGTTCAGCATCATTGCCAGCCATGGCGGTATCGACGGCAATGTGATCGGCACCGTGAACTTCATCCTCAAGTTGGCGGCGGCGGACTAGGTGGCATCGGCATGACAACGAAGCGCGAGTCGATCCTGGCTGGTATCCGCACGGCGCTGACAGGCACCACTGGCGTGAGCACGCGCATCTACCGCAGCAGAGTGGAACCGTTGGCTAGGGGCGAGCTGCCGGCGATTGTGGTCGAGCCGATCAACGATGTGTGCGTGCAGTTGACGAGCACACCAACACTGGACTGGACGCTCACCGTGCGCATTGCCGTGATCGTGCGAGGCAACATTCCAGACCAGGTGGCCGATCCGATTGTGGAGAGTTTGCACGCAAAGGTAATGGCAGATCTAACGGTCGGAGGTCATGCCTACGACGTGCAACCGACTGGAGTTAGCTTCGATATGCAGGAGGCAGACCAGCCATCTGGTGTGATCTCCTGCGACTACGTGGTGAAGTATCGGACTCGAGTCGCTAATTTGGCGCAGAGTCCGTAGTAGCTACGATGATGGACGAATACAAAGGCCAGGGCGGCAGCTATCTGGTCGACAAGAAAACCGGCAAGCGAAAGCTCGTCGAGCGGACCCAGCCGGCTCCCCACCCCCAACCCGAGGTAGCCACCGATGGCATCAGTTCTGACACGCCGGCGTCTGATCCTGGCGAAGATTGAAACCACCTACGCCACTGACTCCAGCCCGACCGGCTCGAGCAATGCCATCTTGGTGCGCAACCTCGAGATCCAGCCGCTGGTCGCTGAGACCGTAAATCGCGACCTGGTGCGCCCTTACATGGGGCAAGCCGATCAACTGCTGGCGCAGACCAGGGTCGAGGTGACCTTCGAGGTGGAGCTGGCTGGTTCCGGCACCGCTGGCACCGCTCCTGCCTATGGTCCGGTGCTGCGTAGCTGCGGCCTGTCTGAGACGCTGGTGACCAGCACCAGCGCCACCTACGCGCCCGAGAGCGCTGGCTTCGAGAGCTGCACCATCCACTACCACGAGGATGGCATTCGCCACAAGCTGACCGGCTGCCGCGGAACTTTTGAGGTCTCCGGGGAAGTTGGCCAGATCCCGCTGATCAGCTTCACCATGACGGGCATCTACAACGCCCCGACCGATGAGACGCTGCCCACCCCGACCTACGCCAACCAGGCCACCCCGCTGATCTTCAAGCAGGGCAACACCACCAACTTCAGCGCTTTCTCCTACAGCGGCTGCCTGCAGAGCTACAACTTCAGCATGGCCAACGACGTGATCTATCGCGAGCTGGTTGGCTGCGCGAAGGAGATCATGATCACCAACCGGGCGCCCAGCGGCACCATCGTGATCGAAGCTCCGACCATCACGGCCAAGGACTTCTTCACGATCGCTACCGGCAGCAGCACCGGCAGCATCACCTTCCAGCACGGCACCACCGGCGGCAACATCGCCACGGTGACCACTGCCCAGTCCGATCTGGGCAACCTGACCTATTCGGATCAGGATGGCGTGCAGATGCTGAACATGCCGTTTATTGCGGTTCCGACCAGTTCGGGCAATGATGAGTTCAGTCTTGCCTTTACCTGACCTTGGCGTTTGTTCTTAAGCAGTCGGACACCTACTCGTGGCCGGTCGCCTTCGATCTTCCTGTCGATGGTGGCCGCCATGAGCGTCAGACCTTCGATGGTGAGTTCAAGCGCCTCCCACAGAGCCGCATCAGGGAGATCGGCCAGCAGATTGAGGCTGGCGAAATTATCGACGGCGCGATAGCTGCGGAGGTGCTGGTCGGCTGGTCTGGTGTGACCGATGGCGATGGCAAGGATGTGCCCTTCAGCCAGAAGGCGCTGGATCAAATGCTGGACATTCCGCTGCTGGCGACGGCTGTGGTGATGGCCTACTTCGAGAGCCTGCAGGGAGCCAAGCGAAAAAACTGATCGAGGCCGCTGAGCATTGGGCAAGCGGTGGCGTTGTGGACGAAACCGCCGACGATGCCGCGGCCTTTGGCTTTGACCTGCCGGATCTGCCGCCGCCACCGGATGAAGACTTCGGGATCCTCCCCGAGAACTGGCCGGTGGTGCAAATGTTCCTCCGTGTGCAGACGCAGTGGCGCACCACGATGAGTGGCGTGATCGGATTGGACTATGCAGCGGTGCGCTGGCTGTTTAAGCTGTACGACGTAGAGGAACCGCGCGCGCTGCTGGAGGACCTGCAAATCATGGAGGCCGCAGCGATGACCGTGATCAATAAACAGGGGGCATAGCCATGGCCATGAACATGGAGGCAATGCTCAAGATTCGAGCAAATGTCGTCGGAGAGAACAATATCCGCCGCCTTGGCAACTCCATGCAGGGAGTCCAAGGGCAGGTTAAAAATCTTGCAATGTCATTTGACGGCTTGCGCGCAGCCGTTGGCGGAGTCGCCGGTCTGATCGGTGGCGGTTTGATCATTAACAAAATTTTCGGAGATGCAGCGACACTAGAGAGCCAGGCTCGCAGTCTGCAGGTGCTAACCGGCAGCGCGACTCAGGCATCTCAAATCATTCGAGAACTGCAAAGCTATGGAGCACTGACTCCGTTTGAGTCGACTGAACTGATCGAGACGGCAAAGCGCCTAAATGCTTTTGGAGTTGAATCGAATCGAGTTGTTGATGTTGTAAAAACGCTCGGCGATGTAGCTGGCGCAACCGGCGCCAACTTAGGCGAACTCGCGACGGCCTATGGCCAAGTGGTTGCCAAAGGGCGACTGCAAGGCGAGGAGCTACTGCAATTCCAAGAGCGTGGCGTTGCGCTCTCGGCTGAGTTGCAGAAAATGTATAAGCTGCAAGGCCAAGAATTTACCAAGGCACTCGAAGGTGGAAGAATCAGCGCCCAGGCTGTTGAGGTTGCCATTCAGCGTCTTACCGCTGCCGGCGGCAAATATGCTGATGGTGCCATTGCTCAAAGCGATACCCTAAACGGCAAATTTAGCACACTAAAAGATAACATTACAGGTCTCTCGCAAACGATCGGAACAGTCTTGGGTCCGGCTGTTAAAAGAATCTTAGATTTAGCAATTAATGTAATTGATACAATCAATAAGGCCATCAAGCTGGCAATCAGTGGTCCTCAGCAGGCGGAAGCAACAGCATCCGTTCGAGCCGGGCAGTTGCCATTTGGTGGACCCGCTGCCATCGATCGCATCATTGGCGAGCAGCGTCGGCGAGCGCTTCAGAGGCAAGCAGGGAGCGCCTTTTTAGGTGTTGGTTTTAATGAGCAAAACTTCATCAAATTGCTACAGCAGCAGCCTGAATTTTCTGCTCGCGGACAACGGCGCGCCGCGTTGCCAGCCATTCCCCCATTGTTGCCCGGTCGAGCATCAGGCAGTGATGCTGCTGAAAAAGAAAAAGCAGCACAAAAACGTGCTGAGGCTGAGCGTAAGCGAATCGCGGAAGGCATAGCATCTTCGCGTGAGTCACTAGCGCAATCGAGGGCGGAGCTGGCGATTCTTCGCGAAACCGATCCTCTCAGAAAAATCCAGCTCGAATATGCAGAGAGGCGCCGAGCCGTCAGCGCCGCGGCCGATAAGGAATTGCGCCAGCAGTTGCCCATTGAACAGCAAGCCAACATCCAGCGCACCAGATCGGTTGAGATTCAGAAGCTGCAAGTTCAAGAAACCAATGCGCTCATCGAGAAATTCAAGGAGCTGAAGGGCGCCGGCTTCGAGGCCGGCATGAGCGGAGAGCTGTTCTATGCGTCTGTACAGAAAACAACGTCGGCAATGGAAGACTTCCGTGCTGGCATCGGTTCCTACATTGAAAGCATCGGGACACTGGGCGCCAACCTGAGCAATGTCACTCAGACCGCTTTTAAGGGTCTCGAGGATGCCATTGTCTCCCTGACCACTACCGGCACCTTTAGCTTCCGTCAGTTTGCACAATCCATCATCGAGGAGATCACCCGCATGGTCACCCGAATGCTGATCATTGCGCCTCTACTGCGATCTGTGCAGAGCATGTTCGGCGGTGGTGGCGGGGGCGGCTTGCTTGGAGTGGCCAGCACGCTGAGCAAGACCATCGGCTTCGGTGCTAGCGCGATGGGCAACGTCTTCGCCCAGAACGGCATCCAGAAGTTCGCCCGTGGCGGCATCGTCGACAAGCCAACGATGTTCCCCTTCGCCAATGGCATCGGCCTGATGGGCGAGGCCGGACCTGAAGCGATCATGCCATTGCGCCGTGGCCGTGATGGTCGCCTTGGTGTGCAGGCTGCGAACGGTGGCGGTGCGGTGAGTGTGACGGTGAACGTCGATGTTGCTGGCTCTAACGTGCAAGGCGACGGCAATCAGGCCAACCAACTTGGTAAGGCCATTGGCATCGCGGTCCAGCAGGAACTGATCAAGCAGAAACGACCAGGAGGCTTGCTCAACTAATGACCACCTTCACCTACACGCCCAGTTTCAGCGCTGATTTATCGGAGGCGCCTACGGTGCGCACCGTTAAGTTCGGCGATGGATATGAGCAACGTCTTGCCTATGGCTTGAACACACAACCAAAGACCTGGCAGCTTCAGTTCAGCAATCGAGACGATACCGAACGAGACAACATCCTCACCTTCCTACGCGCTCGAGGTGCTACTGAGTCGTTTGACTGGACTGATCCGAATAACTATGCCGGCAAGTGGGTGTGCAGCGAATGGCAGACCAGTCAGGTGAGCTGCAACTTCAACAACATCACAGCCACCTTCCGTCAAGTATTTGAACCCTGATGGCGTATTCAGCCTGGGCTAGTTCAACCGTATACGTTGTTGGCAACATTGTCCGCGCCAGCAGCCTGCCCGGCACCGGCTTGGTGTTCAAGTGCATTGCGGCTGGTACGTCCGCCGCAACGGAGCCGACATGGCCAACGGTTATTTACACAACGCAAACGCTTGACGGCACCCAGTCCAATAAGGTCGGCTTTGTCGTAGATGGCACGGTGACGTGGGCGGCAATCATGGCCGTCTCGCAGGATCTCCAAGGCGCTGCACTATCGTCAATTATTGAGCTGTTTGAACTGCAGCTTGATGCCACCCTGCATGGTGCCACTGATGTGTATCGCTTCCACGCTGG